CGTTGATGATTGTAGTTTTGCCTGTTCCGTTACGGGCGCCAGAGTCATCACCTCCTAGATCTAGATTTTCACCTAAGACCAAGGTCAGCTGTCCACGGTCAAAATCGATAGCCTGGGTTTGATTGCCCACACTCATAAAATTCTTAACTGTGAGATTCTTTATTTTAATCATAGTTCCTTGTAGATATCTAGAAGAAGGCTTTTGTTGTAGCTGTCGCTTTCGATAGCATTGATTTGATTCATGACAATAGTGTCTACGCTTTCAAATTGAATATCTACGGCTATTTGGGTAGATTCGACCTCTACTTTTTCAGGTATCAGCATTAATTCTCGCAGACTGTACTGTGGAATAAACTGCTCTTTGATAAAGTTTGCTTCCTCGAAAGTAATAGGGAGGTCGATGGTTACACGACAGTGCATCTTATCTTTTAATAATCCTTCCGGATTGTCGATGATCTGACTTAACTTATAAGTTCTATAAACAGGTTGACCCGGCCAAGTTTTGTATTCTGGCTTGGAACCCCACTCTAGGATCATCATTCCTCGATCGTCGTCTCCGGCATCTGCATAGTTGTGAGGGAATGCATTACCAATGTAGACAATATTGTTAGCCTGTTGACGTTTGTGAAAATGTCCAGTAAACACGTACTCTTGATTTACAAAGTGATTTCTTTGTAATTGACCGTGATCCGGCATCTGCACCATAGCGTTCATATAAAAGCTAGGTAATTCTAGATGACCGAAGATATAACGGCTTTTAATATTAGGAATATTTTTCCATTCGTCTGCTACTAACCAAGGAAGTATGGTAACATCACCTTCTGTAAACGGGTCTTTGATAGGCACTACGTTAGGAAACAGACGCATAAATTCCACAGAGTTAATTTCTCGTTTGTCTTTGTAGAATAGATCGTGATTACCTAAGATAAAATATACTCGTTCAAAGTTGGCACTGAGTCTTTCCAGGTTAGAAAGAGTATAGTTCATGGTGCTAACATCGGTCGTAGAACGATTATGATGCCAGTCACCTAGGAAGATCGCAGTTTCGCAACCCTCACGTTTGGCCTCTTCACAAAACCACTTAACAAATTCTTCACAATCGATGTTATGTGTTCTGCTACCGCTCTTTAATCCAAAATGAATGTCTGTAAAACAGGCTGCTTTTTTAAATAAATTCATATATGAGCATTATACAGGTTGTAGTTTGTAAAATCAATCCCAATCATTACCGCCGTCACTGCCAGAACTTACCGGCCCTGAACTCATTCCCGGTCCGCTATTTTGACGAGTCCAACTTGGATTCATACCATTCATCTCCAGTATGTCATCTCTAATGTTTTGGTTACGTTTTTCGATGTTGATGATTCGCACGAATGAATTAGTAACGGCAGCAGTATAATAAGCGAAAGGATTATCGGACTTACTTTCATCGAATTGTAAGCCTATCTGTGTTAGCTGTAGGATAGCCTGTCCACGCATTTCATCGTTATAAGTGTAACCTCTAACATTGCCTCGAGTGGCATATCGTTCGCATAATTTTAAAAACATACGAGCAAGATTGTCCGTCATCTTTCCATGGTCTTTTGAAAATTGGCCGTTGTTGACAGTACCTTTCCAGTGACTTTTTCCAACACAAATTAGATTATCATTTTCGTCAAACTTCCAATGTTGGAAAGGAGGAAAGTTTACTTTGTCGTGACTGTCTGCGGTATTCTTCAATGTCTTTTTACGACCCGGAGCCAACGGTATATGATCAAAGGTCATCACACGAAATACTACATCTTGTTTTGAAACTTTTTTGTAATCTATTTCAAAGTCTTTAGCAGATGCTTTTTTCCCTGTGGCTGCTTGTGCTTGTTCGTGTGCTTGTTTACTGAGTTTAGATGCTCGATTACGTTTGGCTTCTGCGATTGTCCGTACATTGATCTTGCTTAGATTTGAAACTATAATATCGTAATCGGAATATTCCGGTTTTTCAAAAATGCAGTATGTGTTCTTGCTTAAATGTATTTCTCTTAATAGGTCTTTGTTTGTTAGATATTTTATTTTCGGTACAAGTGTCATAGTTTGAGGATCTCCTAATACTTATATAATAGCACATTTTTAAAGAAATAAATAGACTATACGGAGATTTTTAATGCCATTGTCTATAAATCCTTTATCCAAATTAGTTGCAACAGTGTCTTCTCAGATCTCTGCAGCTACAGCGACCGCCGACACATCTGCTGTATCAGAAAAATTTGGTTCCATTAAGGCAGACTTAAATGCTAAAGTAGGACAATTGAGCGGCGGAGTAAACAGTGGTTTAGGCCCGCTAGGCGGCCTACCCGGAGGACTTAAAAGCGGATTTGATTCAGCAGCTGGGGCTGCAAAAACAGCAATGGGGGGACTTAGCAATGTTGTACAAAGTTTTCCTTCGGCAGGAGAAATATCCACAAGGGCTGCAGAAATTGGACAATCTATAGATAAATTAGGTTTAGCTTCTGGCGGATTAGGCACAGGAATTAGAAATTTAGCATCTTCTATCTCTGGTGCAGCGGGTGTGCTTAACAATATATTAAGCCTAGGCCGAGGACGAAACCTCCCCAGCGGCGGCGAACTTTTTAAACAAACAGGATCATTTGTTGCAGTTACACCAGGGACACAAGACGACTGGCGTGTTCGTATTAATTGTAATTTCGGTTTGTTTGGCAATGCGTTTGACAGACTAGTAGGTACTAACGGAGTTGTTTGGCCTTATACTCCTAATATCACAGTTTCGACTAAGGCGAATTATTCTACAATAGAGGTAGTTCATAACAATCAGCCTTTTTATGGCTATAAGAATAGTCAAGTAGACGATATTACTATAAGCGGAGATTTTAGTTGTGAAACAGAAACTGATGCAGAGTACTGGATAGAAGCTACTACTTTTTTCAAGACTGCGACCAAGATGTTTTTTGGTTCTGGAGATAATGTCGGTAATCCTCCTGTGGTCTGCAACCTATCAGGATACGGATCAAGAATCTTTAATAATGTTCCAATTATTATAAAAAGTTTTTCAGTGACGTTGCCTAGCGACGTTAATTACATAAAATGTATGAAAGGAGGTAAACCTACTTGGGTTCCTGTTTTCAGCGAAATTTCAGTTGTAGTTTCACCGATCTACAATAGAACAAGATTGCGACAATTCGATCTAAAAAAATTCGCCAATGGCGAAATTGTAGGATATATGTAATATGGCCAACTATAAGAAATCGTCTCCTTGGTACAATACTAGGCAAAATAATTTCTATCTAGAACTTCTAGAAATTAGACCAGTTCCTGCAGAAAAAGATGATTTTCTTTACACAATAGAAAATCAATATAAGAATAGACCAGATTTATTAGCTTATGATCTATACGGTGATTCGAAACTTTGGTGGGTATTCACACAACGAAACCTAGAAGTATTGTCAGATCCTATTTTTGATTTTGAACCCGGAGTTAAAATTTTTTGTCCAAAAAAATCTAATCTTCAAAAATATCTAGGAGTCTAATATGGCCATTAGAAACCTAGGAAGAGAAATAACAAATTATTTGAGACCAGATGGTTCACCGTCTGTTAGCAGCGTTCTAGAAAATATCACAGTTCCTCAAAATTCTGTATCTAGGACGACCGGAACAGTAGTTGCCGGAGCGACCATGGTTCCCGGAGTTGCATTTTTACAAGATAAAAATAAAACAGGATCGATGCCAGAAATAGGACAAAATTCTGCTCCAAGCGGTCCCCCTTTTTCAAATCCGTTAGAAAGATTTGCATCTTACACATATCTTTGGTCTATGGCCTGTTTGACTCCAAAACAATATAATGATCCTAGGAGTTATAGAGGCAATTCTTCTATGTGGCTAAATGAATCTTATACTAACAAAGACGGCAAAAAAACTCAGTCTTCTATAGTGTTTGCTTCTGCAGGAAGATTTGATGCTAATAGATCTAATACCGTAAACGGCCAACCTGAATATTATGTAGACAATTTTGTCATGAATACTTTTGTAGCAGCTACAGAAAAAACAGGAAATTCGAATGCCATAGCCTATAGTTTTGATATTATCGAACCTTACAGTATGGGTCTACTCTTACAAAGTATGCAGACAGCGGCCATAAATGCTGGATGGCCTTCTTACTTAGATAATGCACCGTATCTGCTAAAATTAGAATTTGTAGGATATACCGATGACGGAAAAATATTTGCAAGCTCAGATGCTCTCGCAAGATACTGGACAGTAAAACTTAAAAAAGTAAAATTTTCTGTAAATGAAGGCGGCAGTAGCTATAAGGTAGAATGTGTTCCGTATAGCCATCAAGGATTTTCAAACACTATAAATCAAAGTTTCAGTGACATTGCAATCACCGGTGACACCCTAAAAGAATTGTTAGTTACTGGCCCTAAAAGTCTTGCAACAGTGTTAAACACAAGAGAAAGAACAATTAAAGCAAAAGAGGGAGGAATACCTGACAAGTATGAAATTGTATTCCCTACAGACGCTAGCGATAAGATAGGATTAGAACCAACCCAGAATGTTACTATCGATAAAGCGTCAGCCCCACCGACAATTATCAGTGAACAGAACATAGGATCTAAATCTCAAGAACCTGCAAATTACGGTAACGGACCTTTGGGAGATATTAAGAACTCGATGGGATTTCAACCTACCTCGGGCGGAAATTATGTTAGTAAATTAGAAGGTGATGTCCGAGACGAAAAAACAGGATTAGTGCAAAGAAATAAAATGACCATTGACCCGAAGATTAGGGAATTTAGATTTGCTCAAGGACAAACATTGACAGAAATTATAACTCAATGTGTATTAAGTAGCGATTACGCTAAACGTGCTATAGATCCAAAATATCTCGATGAAACAGGCCACATCAATTGGTTTAGAATAGATGCTCAGATACAGTTATTAGATTTTGATCTTAAAAGAAATGACTATGCTAAAAGAATAATTTATAGACTAATACCGTTTAAAGTTCACAGCAGCATATTTAAAAATCCTACAGCAGCTCCGCCAGGATTTCAAGAGCTTCAAAAAATTATAGCCAAGCAATACAATTACATCTATACCGGATTAAACAACGATCTGTTAAAATTTGATATTGACATTGACAATATGTTTTATACAGGCAGGCCGATTTCTCCGCCAAGTGAAACAGCTAATAATCAAAGTAGAGATTTAAATGATGCTGCTAAAGATCCTAAAACAACAACAGAACTACAAGAGGGAGGAGCTCCGGGCGGCCTATCTAACACAGCAGGAGCCAAACCAGTTAAACCAGATCCTGACGCCGGATTGCCTCCTGCGGTGGGAGGATCTAATGATGTGTCGACTGAGCGACGAGTAGCAGATGCCTTTCAAAATGCTTTCTTAAAAAATAGCGCAGATTTAATAAACTTAAACATAGAAATATTAGGAGATCCTTATTGGCTAGTAGACACAGGTCTAGGAAATTATATTGCAGATAAGGGACCAAATAGTCAAACAAATTCTGATCTTACGATGAATTACGAAGGCAGCGATGTATACGTATACATAACATTCAGAACTCCGATCGAACCTAATTTAGGAACCACAGGGCAAGGAGGATTATATAATTTTCCTAAAGGAGAAATAGTAAGTCCGTTCAGCGGAATTTATAAAGTCACTAAATGTGATAACAAATTTAGCGGCGGAATTTTTACTCAAACAATTAGATGTATTAGAATGACAGGACAACCTCAAGATTACGTTGGTAAGGAAAGTATTATTAAAACACAAACTCTATTGTACAAAGAACCAGAGATTGAGAAAAAAGATCCTACTACATTTATATATGGATCGGAAGGTGAATAATGCCTAGAGAAACTAGACCTTCAGCTGCTTCGTCAGCAAGAAAAAATATAGGCCCTGGGCCTTTTCTAGCCAAGGTAGTGGGCCATCTTGATCCTTCGTTTATGGGAGGATTACAGGTTACTCTTTTAAGAAGAGATGGCAATTTAATCGGTGACGCTAATCAAACATATTCGGTGCATTTCGCCAGCCCTTTTTACGGAAGCACTGCATATGAATTTATGGGTGCAAATAAGACCGACTTTAACGATACTCAAAAATCTTACGGAATGTGGTTCGTTCCTCCCGACGTTGGAGTGACTGTAATTTGTTTCTTTATCAACGGAGACCCGGCACAGGGATATTGGATGGGATGTGTACCGGGCCGATTTATGAATCATATGGTTCCAGCTATCGGTGCATCTGCCGATGTTGAGCTTACCGACGCAGATAAAGCAAGATTCAATACTACACAGCCCTTGCCTGTAGGAGAAGTTAATCGATTAGCCAATACGTTAGATACTAATATGCAAATCGACAAAGTTAAGAAACCAGTACACCCGATAGTTGAGCGTTTTTTAGAACAGGGGTTGTTAGAGGACGATGTAAGAGGGCCAGCACAGAGCACTCCTAGAAGAAATATTCCAAATATGGTTTTCGGAATATCTACTCCTGGCCCTCTAGATCGTAGAGACGGAGCGATTAGAAAATCTATAGGTTTAAAACAAAGTCAAACACCTAGTCCGGTGCCAGTGAGTAGATTAGGAGGTACACAATTAGTTTTTGATGACGGTGATGACACAGTTCAAAGAAAAAAACCTGCCGGGCAAGGTCCTAGAGAATACGCAGATGTATTAAACGGAGAAAAAGGCGACCCGACAATTCCAGCTAATGAATATTTTCGAGTAAGAACTAGAACTGGACATCAGATTCTTTTACATAACACCGAAGATTTAATTTACATAGCTAATTCGAAAGGATCGACCTGGATAGAACTTACCAGCAACGGTAAGATAGATATCTATGCCGAAGACAGCGTAAGTGTCCATACAAAAAATGATTTTAATTTTTATGCAGATAGAGATTTTAATCTTGAATGCGGAAGAAACGTTAATATAAAAGCTAAAGGAAGATTCAACGGAGATTTTTTACAGAACATACACCTAAGGTCAGGCCTAGATATGAAAGTATTTGTAGCTGAATCGTTAGATTATAAAGTCGGCACAGATACTAAATTTACCACAGGAAATAATCTAGATCTAGCTATAGGAGGTAATACAAAATTAACTTCCTTGGGAACCACTGATATATATTCTTCTTCTAGTCTTAAAGTTACTTCTGGAGCGACTATAGATGTCGGTGCTTCTGGAAAAATCGTTATTTCTGGTTCTAGAGTAGATATTAATGGACCTAAAGCAGCAACAGCAGCGCAGGCCACATCTGCGGCAACAGCTCCACCGTTAAGCACACACGATAATTTTGTAACTGCTGTAGGTGTATGGGCCGAAAGCAAATATCAAGCCGGTACTGTTCCTAGCATAATGAAAAGAATTCCTATGCACGAGCCTTGGGCACTGCACGAAAGTAATGCACCCGAGCAAGTAAATCCTACCGCAACAGATCGAGAAGATGGCGGCGACTTACCGTCGGAACATCAAGCAGCTACAGATGCCAGTAAGGTTTCTGCATCCGCAGCCCACGTTGCAGAAATCAACGACTATGATGCGGTCAAACCAGATCCAGCTACCGGCAAACCATCATTTCCAGAGAGTATTGATATTCCGGCGGGCGGAGTTAATCTAACTGCTGATTACTTTGCACCTAGCAAATATGGAAAGCGTACAGCTGAAAATCTCAACACTTTAGATCCTTCAGTAAGAGTGGTATTCGCTAAAGCAATCAAGGCATTTATACAACAATATTTTAAAGATGGATGGGATATGAGCGTTTCAGAATGCCTGCGGCCTCTAGCACGAAGCAAGGCATTGTATGAAGCATACAAAGCCGGTACTGGACCTCAGGCAGCAAGTCCCGGAAACAGTTGGCACAATTATGGAGCCGCAGCAGATATCTTGATCTATAAAGATGGTAAGTGGGATTCCTTGAATAAACTCGGAGCCTATACAGGTTTTGCACAACAATTTTTAAGACAGCAAGGAATCCATAACAATGCAGGAGCTAACGACAGCGGACATTTTGTTCCTGTCCAAATGCCGGTGGGAGTTCCGTCTGCGGTCAAAAACGGATCTATTAAGATTTCGCAGATTATGTCCGGCGAAAAGAAAATATAAGCGAGAGACAAAATGGCAAAATTATATAACACCCAGGTAGTAGCTAAAAACAAAGCCAGCGTAGGAGATCAAGACACCGGTTCTTTTACCTACAAAGGATTCAGTTCTCTCGAATCAAAAAGAGGATTTAAGCTCTACGATATAGATTTAGTAAAACAAGATATCATCAATCATTTCTATATAAGAAAAGGCGAAAAGCTAGAAAATCCAGAGTTTGGTACTATAATCTGGGATATGCTATTTGAAAATTTTACAGATGAAGTTAAGAGATTAATTTCAGAAGATGTTGAAACTATTATAAATTACGATCCGAGAATAGCGATTAATTCTATTCTAGTAGACGCCACAGATCAAGGAATAAGAATAGAGGCAGATATTGTTTATATTCCTTTTAATATTAATGAAAGAATGACTTTTGAGTTCGACAAAAATAACTCTATCATTAACTGACCAGTTAACTTTTTTGGGTAAATACTGATATATGGGACTTTAAGATGTCAGCTACGTTAAGACAAACGAATTTAATTTTAAATCAAGATTGGAAAACTATCTATCAGACTTTTCAAAATGCTGATTTTACTAGTTACGATTTTGAGAATTTAAGAAGGGTAATGATTACCTATCTAAGGGAAAATTATCCTGAAGATTTCAACGACTACATCGAGAGTTCTGAATATCTTGCTCTGATTGATGCTATAGCATTTATAGGTCAAAGTCTAGCTTTCCGGATAGATTTAGCCAGCAGAGAAAACTTTTTAGAATTAGCAGAAAAAAAAGAAAGCGTCCTGCGTTTAGCTAGGATGCTAAGTTATAATGCTAAAAGAAATATACCGGCCCAGGGATTATTAAAATTTGATACAGTTAGTACAACAGAAGATTTATTAGACAGCAACGGAAGAAATCTGCAATCTCAAACTATTATATGGAATGACCCTACGAATATTAATTGGTTAGAGCAATTCATCTTAGTTCTAAATTCTGCTATGAGCGACAACACAGAATTTGGTCGAAGCCAGGGTCAAGCAACTATACAAAATATTCCGACTGAGCAGTATAGATTTAGAACCACATCAGGCGATGTACCTATTTTCACATTTTCTAAGACTGTAGCTGGTCGCACTATGGCATTTGAAATCTTAAGTACATCATTTGCAAATAGCGAATCGATATACGAAGAAGCACCTGTTCCTGGAAATCAGTTTGGTTTTATATACAGAAACGACAGTAGAGGTGCTGCTAGCCCTAATACAGGATTTTTTGCATTGTTTAAACAAGGTAGTTTAGAACTAGCTGATTTCGCTATTACGGCACCAACTACTAATGAGAAGATCAGTGTAGACAGCGAAAATGTAAACAACGACGATATTTGGTTATTCAAGTTGAACAGCGACGGGTCCCCGCTGGAACAGTGGACCAAAGTCTCTGCATTGTTAGGAAGTAACATCGCTTATAACAGTACAGTAAATGATGTAAGAAATATATTTTCTGTAATAACAAAAAACAATGATCAAATAGATTTAATTTTTGGCGACGGAGTTTACGGAAATTTACCTAAAGGTACATTTAGAATTTTTTATAGAATCAGCAACGGACTAACCTATGCAATAACACCGCCAGAAATGAGAGGAATAAATGTTTCTATTCCTTATAGAAACAAACAAGGGGTTGAACATACTTTAACTGTTTCGATGAGTTTAAAATCCACAGTGAGTTCTGCTTCTTCGTCTGAAGACATTGACACTATAAGAAATAATGCTCCTGCGTTGTATTACACACAGAACAGAATGATAACAGGTGAAGATTATAATCTAGCACCGTTAAGTGCATCTCAGGATATTGTAAAAGTTAAAGCAGTGAATAGAACGTCCAGCGGCATTTCTAGAAATTTTGATATTATTGATGCCAGCGGCAAATACAGTTCTGTAAATGTATTCGCCAGTGACGGATACATTTATAAACAAGACATTGAAAGAACAATAAGTTTTAAATTTTCTAATAGATTAGAAATAGTAAATTTTATAAGAAATGAGATTGAACCGGTGTTCAATGATACAGATGTCTACAATTTTTATTTTTCTAAATTCACAAAAATAACATTTTCTGACACATTAACAGAATGGGTGCAATTAACTAACGATGTTAACAACAGCACAGGTTATTTTAGAAACAAAGACGACGAAACTAAATTTAAAATAGGTACATATACCAGCAATACTTTAAAATATGCTAAAGTAGATAGTTTAATTAAATTTGTTGTGCCGCAGTCGACGGTTGTTGGCAAGAAATATGTTTTTTACGAAAATAAGCTAATTCTTGTTGACGAAACATCTCAGGATACAGATTATAGAAATTATATATGGACTAAAATAATCAAAGCTGTCGGCGACGGTACAAATGCAGATAGAGGAGCTTTGCCTAACGGTAGAGGTCCTATAGAGTTTAACGACATTATCCCGTCCAGAGCCATTGCCTCCCGCATAGTCCCTAAATTTGTTACGAATCTTTCAGTGCCATTAGAAAATGAAATAGTAAATTTAATGACCAATGGATTAAATTTTGGCTTGAGATATGATCAAATTGAGTCGTCGTGGAAAATTATTTCTGCAGCCAACCTTAATACTTTATCTGATTTTTCTCTTGGCAAGGCAGGAGATACTACAAGTAGCTCATTAGATTCGTCGTGGTTAATATCGTTTATAAAAGAAGGCAGTACATATATTGTAACTATTAGAGGTTTAGATTATATATTTGGGTCTAGGAGCCAAAACAGATTTTATTTAGATACAAATCAGAAAACTTTTGATTCTAATACTGGAAGATCTATTAAAGATAAAATAGTGGTTTTAAATATTAATACAGACAGTTCTAGAATTACTGAATTAAAAAGAGATATAGATTTTGAAGTGTCTGATACAATACGTTATGAAGACGGATATCAAGCTCCTGATCAAATTAAAATTAAATTTTCTGATAATGACGATGACGGAATAATCGATGACCCGGATTCTTTTGAATCTATTGTAGGCGAAGATTCTAATAGTTTCTTATTTTTCAAAGAAGTGATCGACGAAGCTGGAAATCAAATATTTGAATTTATTGACACTACTGTAGAAAGCATATTAGTAAGAAATAACGAAGCAAACGAAAATCCAGACAACTACGATTTAGAACAATTAATTTATTTTTCTGCTAGCACTGAAAACGTTATAAAACGTGTTGTTAGAACTAGCAATAATAATAGAACATTTCAGTTAGAACCTTCTTATATAGGAGCAGTGGGGAGAGATCATCTTAAATTTCAATACATTCACAATGCTAATGTTGATAGAAGAATAGATCCTAGTGTTAGTAATATTATAGATGTATATCTTTTAACTAGAGCATACGACACTAGTTTTAGAAATTATCTAGCAGGAGCAGTTGCCAAACCCGAACCTCCATCGAGCGAAAGTCTTAGAATTAGTTTTGGTTCTAATTTAAATGCTATAAAATCGATCAGCGATGAGATTATATATCATCCTGTGAATTATAAGGTATTGTTTGGTTCAACAGCAGACACAAAATTTCAAGCAGTGTTCAAAGTAGTTAAGAATAGTGTAAGATCTGTCAATGATAATGATTTAAAAGTTAGGATAATAACTGCTATTAATGAATTTTTTGATGTTAATAATTGGGATTTCGGTGATAGATTTTATTTAGGCGAATTAATAACTTATATAACAAATACAGTATCGCCGGACATTAGCAATTTGGTTATATTACCTAAGCAATCTACTCAGGTATTTGGAAGTTTGTTTGAAATACAAAGTAGATCAGATGAAATTTTTGTTAGTGGAGCCACAGTTGACGATATAGAAATAGTCTCTAGTATTAATGCTATAGAATTAAGAGCATCGCCTACTACGATTGTTAACAATACGAATTAAGGTAGAATTTAATGAGTAAAAATGTTTTTCCAGATAGCCAATTACCTATTAGAAGATCTATAGACCTTCTGCCAACTGTTTTTCAAACCGACTCTAATGCTAAATTTTTAGGAGCCGTATTAGATCCTCTTATCCAGCCAGGAACACTGCAAAAAACAGTAGGCTATGTAGGTAGAAGATTTGGTAAGACGTATACCGGTAAAGATGTATATTTAGATAATGATCAAACTTTAAGATCTAGATATCAGTTAGAACCCGGAGTAGTGGTAAGAAAAAATTCTGTTATCGAAAAATTCTACGATTATATCGATCTAAAAAATCAAATTAAATTTTTTAATAATACTGTAGAAACTGATAATTTAATCACAGAATCGGATCATTATTCTTGGAATCCTCCTATCGATTGGGACAAATTTGTAAACTATAGAGAATATTATTGGGTACCAAGCGGACCTCCTAGCGTAAAAATTTCTGGTCAATCTCAGAACATTATCAGCACATACAAGGTAAAACAAGGCCTTGGTGAGAATTGGATTTTTACTCCTGACGGATTGTCAAATAATCCTACAATAACTTTATATAGAGGGCAAACCTATAATTTTAGTGTCTCTCTGCCAGGAGAGGGATTTTCAATAAGAACTAGTTATGACACTGGATCTTTAATTTATAATCCTATACTTCCTTACAATGCTAACCAACTGGCTGTGTACGACGGAAAGTTATGGAAGGCGAAAACTTTTATATCGCCTGCGGACGGCAGTACCATAACATTTGAATCCCAAGATTGGGAATATATCGAAGATGTGTCTAACCAAAGCGTCTTTGATTATAACGAAGGCGTTACTAATAATAATATAGATATAGGAACAGTTACATTCGAAGTTCCTTTTAACTCTCCTGATGTATTGTTTTATCAAAGCACAGTACACCCAAATAGATTCGGAAGATTTATTATAGCCGATGCTGACACTGCAACAAAGATTAATGTTACTAAAGAAATATTAGGTAAAAAAACCTATAAAAGTAGCAATGGTGTTGAATTCTCAAACGGGATGACTGTTGAATTTATAGGTCAGGTATTTCCCGAAGAATATTCAAAAGATATTTGGTTGATCGAAGGAGTAGGATCTGCTATTACGTTAACGAAATTTACAGATCTAATAGTGCCTGTACTATCAAATAAAGTTCCGGAGGTTCTTTTTGATAATGCAGGATTTGATACTGATCCTTTTGACGATGCTAGTGAGTATCCTGGAGACAAAGATTATATTACTATTAATCGAGCTAGTCCCGATCTCAATCCTTGGAGCAGATACAATCGATGGTTCCATAGATCAGTTCTAGAATACGCCCATAGAGTTAACGGCTCGGATTTTGATTCAGTAGAGACTCTCAGAGCAAAAAGACCTATTATAGAGTTTAATGCTGGATTACAGTTATTCAATCATGGTAAAGTTGCTAAACAAACAGTAGATTATATTGATACATTTACTGACGATATTTTTTCAAAAATCGAAGGAAGCAAGGGTTATAATATTGATGGTGAAGACCTTTTCGAAGGTGCAAGAATTTTAGTTGTAGCTGATAAAGATTCTTTAGCTAACAATAAAATTTACAGAGCTGAATTTATTCAGCATCCTGATACCGTAACCGGTCAGCGAAGAAAACAAATTACATTAAGAGAAACTGATGATACAATCTCTAATGTTGGCGAATCGATATTAATAAGTCGAGGAGTTGAAAATAGAGGAAAGATGTATTATTACGACGGTACTAGTTGGAACGCTTGTCAAGATAAAATTTCCGTTCAGCAGGCTCCTTTATTTGATATTTTTAATGAAAACGAAGAAAGCTTTTCTGATCAAACAGCGTATGAAACTTCATCCTTCACTGGATCAAAAATTTTAAGTTACGCTGAAGGAAACAGCCCAGTAGATACAGAGCTAGGGTTTTCTATCTCTTATTTGAACATCAATAATGTAGGAGACATAGAATTTAATTTCAATTGGGATACTGAAAATTTTTCCTATTATATTCAGAGAGAAAGATTTATAAAAAATATTAATACTGGATTTCTACGAAATAACCTAACCGATACATATCATAATTGTTGGATCGAGACAGATAAAGAAATTTTACAGCCAATAATCGATAGTAAAATTATTGAAGAAAGTTCAAATAGTGTAACATTTAATACAGTACAATGGAACGAATTAGATACTGAAAATTATAAAATTATTTTTTATGTAAACGGTAAAAAAGTTTCTAGCGATAAAGTCGATGTGCTATCGGGTATTTCTAATCGAGGAGAATTTACTTTTGTAGACACATTAAATCAAAATGATGTCGTCAGCCTTAAATTGTACAGTAATATAATACCTGAAGAAGGGTACTACGAAATTCCCGTAGGATTAGAAAAAAATCCGTTAAATCAAGATCTTGAAAAATTCACATTAGGTCAAGCAATAGATCATTTATCTACAGCTATTGAAATAGATGATAGGATCGTTGGAGATTATCCCGGATCAAGTAATCTAAGAGATTTAAACGATTATCAAAATAAAACTAAAAGATTTATTAAACATTCTGGAATCACACCGTTAGCTATATCTTTATTGTGTGACAAAAAACTTAATCTTATTAAATCTATAGAATATAATGAGCAATCTTATTCAGAATTTAAAAATAAATTTATTGAACTAATTTCTGATACTATCTACAACGATGATGCAGCAGAGTTTGTAGATCAAATAATATCAGAAATGGGGAGAACTAAAACGTCAGCAAGTTCTTTTGTAGATTCTGATGTGATAGGGTCTGGAGCATTTACAGAAATCAGATATGTAGTAGATGATCCCGGAATTAAAACATATACTCTATCAACACCTTTTGATTTAGAAACTGCAAGCAGAAAAGCTGTTTACATTTATATTAACGGGCAACAAAAAGTTGTCGGAAAAGATTATTATTTTAACAAATCTTTTTCGTTTGTTACAGTTAATGTCGATTTGCAAGAAAACGATCTGATTCAAATTAGAGAATACAATTCTACAAGTTATAATTTTGTCCCCCCTACTCCTACTAGTTTGGGTTTATATAAAAAATATCTACCTAGAAAATTTTTAGACGATACTTACGTTGAACCGGCATATGTTATTCAAGGCCACGATGGAAGTATTGTTAGGGCTTATAATGACTACAGAGATGATGTTATTTTAGAATTTGAATTAAGAATCTATAACAATATAAAAGTTCAATACGACTCTTCTCTATTTGATATAGATTTAACATTTTCGAGTTATTATGGCGGAGGAATTTTTGACAAAAGTCAAATAGATCCATTGTTGACTCAAGATTTTTTAAAATGGGTTTCCGGAACTAACATTGATTATACCAATAATAATTATTTTGATTCTGAAAATAGCTTTACCTATACCTATAGTAATATGGCTGATAAGCCAGGAAAGGTATCACTTCCTGGGTATTGGAGAGGAGTCTATAATTGGTTTTATGATTCATATAGACCTCACGTTCGCCCTTGGGAAATGCTAGGATTTACTGAACAACCAGATTGGTGGGAATCTCAATACGGAGCTGCTCCGTATACTAACGGAAATTTGCTGTTGTGGGAAGATTTAGAAAATGGAGTTATTAGACAAGGCGATAGACAGGGAATTTACAGTAGATACAAAAGACCCGGTTTGACCAAACAAATTCCCGTAGACAACAACGGAAATCTATTAAGTCCTCTAGATTCTTCATTAGCTAGCAATTTTGCCTTGATAAACAATCAAGGACCTTTTGTTTTAGGAGATGTTGGCCCTGTCGAATACGCTTGGAGAACCAGTTCAGAATTTCCATTTGCAGTAGTCAAGGCTCTTTGTTTACTAAGGCCTTTCGAATATATTAATGCTTGTTTAGATTTTACAAGAATTAAAAAAAATATTTTAGATCAATATGTTCACTCAAATACTGATACTTTTATAAAACTAGAAGACATCGTTGTTCCTAAAGTGGGCGAAGATCAAACTTACGGTCTTATTTCTTTCTTGATGGATTATGCTAGAAGTCTCGCCTTGACTGAATCATCTATTCAAGACATGATTGATAATATCGATGTTAATCTCAGCACGAGATTGTCTGGTTTTGTTGATAAAAATCAGCAGAAATATCTTTTAGACAGCAAGTCTCCTAGTTCGACTTCGAGTAGTATTTTTGTTCCTCAAGAAAATTACGAAATTATTTTTAATACTAGTTCTCCTGTTTTTACACTTTCTTACAGCGGCGTCTTAGTAGAAAAATCTAATCGAGGATGGAAAATAAACGGATATGATAATCAGTTTCCTTATTTTAATTATTACGAAGCTGTAAATTCTAATAACGACCCGTTACTATCAGTGGGGGGCGTCAGCGAAGACGTTCTTCGCTGGGAACAAGAAAAATTTTATGGTAACGGTGTTTGCATAAGTTATCAAAATAATTTTTATCGAACTATAAAAAGTTTCAGAAGCGGATTAAATTTTAGCACTGAAAATCTTAAAGAGATCGCCGGTCCTTCTACGGTAGGTTCGATTACCGCATTCTATAGAAGAAATTTTAATCGTTTGCGTAAAAAAACTTTAACCTACGGAACAATTTTACCTACCATTCAAGCTGTAGTCGATTTTCTTTTTGGTTACGGTGAATTTTTAAAAGCCAATGGATTTGTTTTTGATGCTTATGATAAAGAAAACAAAGTTTCTCAAGATTGGTTAACTTCGGCTAAAGAATTTATGTTTTGGACAAAACATAATTGGGAAGAGGGTGCAATTTTAAGTTTGAGTCCTTCTGCAGCTAAAATTAATATTAATATAGATCTGGGCGTGGCCGATAATTTATTTGATAGTTTTTATCCTTATCAAATTTTACGTGCCGATGGAAAAGTCCTACAGCCTGCCTTTATAGATATTAAAAGAGATTTTCAAAATATCGTTATTTCAACAAACAATACAACTGACGGAATTTATTTCTTAAAAGCTTATTTTGTTCTTAAAGAACACGTTAGTATATTCTCTGATAGAACAGTTTTCAACGATGTCATTTATGATAAACCCACAGGGTATCGACAGGAAAGAATTAAAAGTAGAGGTTTTAGAACTGTTGACTGGGATGGTGATTATACTAGCCCCGGTTTCTTATTCGACAATGTAAGTATCGAATCCTGGCAACCGTTCGTTGATTATAGATTAGGTGATATTGTAGCTTACAAATCTTTTAATTGGACTAGTCAATTTAATCAAAAAGGTACACAGTTGTTTGATGAATCTAAATGGACTAAATTAGATTCAACTCCTCAGAAACAGCTAGTTTCAAATTTCGATTATAGAATTAATTTATTTGAAGATTATTATAATCTTGACGCCGAAGGACTAGGTACGACCCAGCGAGAGTTAGGCCGTCATTCGGTAGGATATCAGTCAAGAACTTATTTGCAAAATATTGCAGAAGATGAAATTACACAATTTCAGCTCTATCAAGGATTTATTAAAGAAAAGGGTACTAGCAACGCTATAACTAAGATTTTTGATAAACTCAGTAAAACAGATGATGACAGCATAGTATTAAATGAAGAATGGGCCATCAGGACAGGTAGATTCGGTGGTATTAATGAACTGTTAGAAACCGAAATTCAAATTAATAAAATTAATTTTGAAGTTAATCCTCAAACTATTTTAGTAGTTGACGAACAACTCACCGATGTTAAAACAGATCAGAAATATAGAATTAATTCTAATAATATTACAAAAGCTGCTGAAGGATTTTTTACTACAAATATTAATCCTACAAAATATTACGAACCAAGTTCTAGACTTTCGGGTTATGTTAGACCTGATCAGGTTGATTTTGTTGTTAAAAATAAAAATGAAATTTTAGATTTAGATATAAATCTTGTAAAAGAAAACAATTATATATGGATCACCTATGATGACCAAAGTTGGAATGTATTAAGATTTGAAAATCAACCTTTATTGATTATTGAATCTGTAGTCGAATTGCTTGACCTCGAAGTAGAAATAAGATTCAACAGAGTTCACGATATACAAGAAAATGATATAGTAGGTTTAAGGAACATCATTGACTTAGAAGGATTCTTTTTTGTAAAGTCTAAAACAGCCAGATCGATTATAGTTGAAAAAAGAGAAGACAGTGATCAACCAGCTATTGATGATAGTGCCATACAAACAATAAACTTGTTAATATCGTCTCGAATTAATAGTTATAATACTTTAGATCTTAGTGAAGTGGCAGCACTGAAAAAAGATACTAAATTATGGATAGATAATGATCAGAATGATCGATGGGAAGTAATTCAAAAACAAAAATCATATTCTTATAAAAATCTTATAGAATACGGTATTCAAGAACCTGTCGGTAGCGGTACAGCAGTTTTATATATTAATAGTTTAAAACAAATTATTAGTAGTATGCCTGCTACTGGCTATCTTTATTCTTATGTAGAAACATCCAGAGGCTTAGAGCTTTATCAGATAATTCCTTCTCCTAGCGAATTTAGAAGTCAATTGTCTCGAGTATTCGGATCAGCAGTTGCAGCAACACCAGACGGTCAATTTTTAATTGTTGGATCACCTAATGCTAGTTACATAAAAAGTAAGTTTATGGGAGAATTTGATCCTAGACAGGATTATTTTGCTAGCGAAATAGTAATATATAACGGTAAACTGTGGAAGGCAATTACAGATGTTCCGGGAAATCTTTCCGCTCCGACCCTTGAACAGATACGAAATGGTGATGTTCCTGTAGATTCTTCATATATTAATATCTACTCAGTAGATTGGGAACCAGTAACAATAGTTGAAGCTAACTCTACTGGTAGATTGCCTGGTTATAATAATCAGGGAATGGTAACAATTTATAAATTTGAATCTAACAGGTGGATTGAATTCATTTCGATAGTTAGTCCTAGACCTGCTGCCGATGAATTATTCGGTAATGCGATTTCTGTAGGTCAAAGTGGAGACAAGTATTATCTATCTATTTCTGCACCTGGATCCTTAGAAAGTAGAGGCAGAGTTTATCTTTATGTTTATGATAACGAAACAGTGCAAGAAGTTGACAGTGCTTCTGTAGTAACTGCCGGTTCTGGATATTCAGTTTACGAAATTGCTGATGTTGAAATAGTTGAACCAGGATCTAATTATAATGTAGATTCTTCCGGAGTGATTTTATCTGTTAGTTATCTAGGACAAACAGCAACTTTTTCTGCAACGGTTGACACTGAAACCCTAGTTCCCGGAGACGTCGATTTGTTGTTTCCGATTAAGACAGTAACTCCATTGGATAGAGGGTTATGGAATATTCTTCCCGACGGTCCTTTAATAGCGACCGCCGACCCGACTTTTAGTTCAGACGGATCAACGCTAAGTTCAGGATGTATTTTAAGATTAACATTTAGAGAAATAGATGTTGGAGCATCGGTATTAACGGTTAATTATGAAGGACAGAGTGCTACATTTGCTGCTACTATTTCTGCAGGTGAAGTGATTTCAGTTGAACCTATCAATAGAGGAAAGTTCACAACGATTCGTACCTCCCCTGCAAGTACTACAGTAGAACCTTCATACGGAACAGGGGCTACATTATCTATAGTGTATAGAGAAAGAGTAACCAAAGGGTGGAGACACTTAGAGGATATTAATTATAGAGGAGTATTTAATCCCAACGGAGGATATAATCCCTATACAGGAGCTTTCGAAACAGCGAGTAATGTTAAATTTTATCCGGCCGGTAGTATAGTATGGTGGGATAACAAACTGTGGAAAGCATTGGTAGATACAGATTTAAGTGACGACGGAAGCTCCTTAGATTTAGGATTGAATGATTGGATCGAATTAGATGCTATATCTACCCAATGTTCACTGCCGACTAATGTTGCTTTAGGTGACGACGGGTCTACTTTAGCAGAGGGACTATTAGACAAGAATCAAATAGCAGAATTGATTAAAGCTGGAGATCTGTTTGGATCTAGCCTAGCAATGAACAAAGATGGTAGTATTTTAGTTGTAGGATCTCCGAACAGCGACGGACAATTTTTTGTAAATTATAGAGGAGTGTGGAGTCAGTTCCAAGAATATACAGAGTCTGATGTAGTTCAATATGACGGAAATTATTATAGACTAATGGACACCTCCGAGCCCGGCCCAGTTGACTCGTCTATTGTAAGTAAAGGCGATGTCCCGGTTCCTGGGATAACAGAATCTACGTTATCGAATTTAACGCCTTGGTTACATATTGAAAATCTTAGCACAGTTAGTTCTGGAAAAATTCATATCTATAAAAGAGATCAAAATGAAGTTTATAATTTGATTCAAGTTATTACTTCTGAAAATATAGAAAATTATAATAATACAGATTCTGGATTAGATATAGGAATTTATTCCGGAGATAAATTCGGGTTTAGTTTAGATTTAGATGAATCAGGATCTACCTTAGTAGTTTCAAGCCCAGATGCTGATAGCAATTTACAAAATCAAGGATCTGTGTACGTATTCTCAACTACTGATTTAGATTCTCCTATATATAATCTCGATCAGAAAATTACCAGCTACGAATCTTATAATAACGAACAATTTGGATTTTCTGTCAGTGTTGATTACAATGCTGAAAAAATTGTTGTAGGTGCTAAAAATGCTCCTTACAAAATTCCTGTGAGATTTGATATCTCGGTTGGAACCACTTTCGACGGTAATGCTACTAGTTTCAGTGAGCCACAAGGATACACTGGACAAACATATGTGTTTGAAAAGAAATCTAACATATATCTATTAGCAGAAAAATTAGAAGCTGATCTGCAAAATGCCGAATCTTTTGGTTATAGTATTGATACCTTTGGTTCAGTGATCGTTGTAGGTTCTCCTAATTATAGAGCTCCTCTAGAAACCACAGGACAGATATTAAGTTCTCATCCAATAGGAATAACACGGATATTTAGAAAAGATCCTAACGTAAATTCTTGGAATACATTAGCTCAGCAAACACAGAAAGTTGATATCGATCTTCTAACTTCAATAGAAGTCTATGACGAAGTTACAAATACTAAATTAGCAGATGTTGACATAATAGATCATGCAAAATTAAAAATTTTAGGAATAGCTGAACAAGAATTAAGTTTTAAAACAGTTTACGACCCTGCGGTTTATACTAATGGAACCGATGAACAGGTAGTAGATGAAACTACAGCATGGTTTGAAAAAAATGTAGGCAAGTTGTGGTGGGATTTATCTGCTGTAAAATGGATAGATTATGAACAAGGCGATGATGTTTTTAGATCAGGAAATTGGAATGCCTTGGCATATGGATCGTCGATCGACATATACGAATGGGTCGAATCTCCGATACTACCTTCCGATTGGAGTGTACTTGCCGATACGAACGAGGGATTAGCCGAAGGAATTTCGGGACAACCTTTACATAATGATAATACTGTTTATAGTGTTAAAGAAATTTATAACGTAAACACAGGACAGTTAACTGGAACTAGATATTATTTCTGGGTTAAAAATAAATCATTATTGCCGAGCGACGTAATAGGAAGAAGACTACCTTCATCGGATGTAGCATCTTTGATTATTAATCCGTCGTTATCGGGATTACCGATTGTAGCATTAATGGATTCTGATAAATTTTTAGCTTACAATTTTAATTCTTTATTAAAGAATGATAGTGCGTATCTAAATATTCAATATAGAAAAACTAAAAAATCCAATAATCTAAGCCACTCGGAATATATGTTGTTATCGGAAAATTTAATAGGCAGTATTCCGAATCAAGATATCGAAGCAAAATGGATTGATAGTTTAGTTGGATTTGATCAGGCCGGAAATTCTGTTCCGGATCCTAAAATTCCTGCAAAGCAACGATATGGTCTGTCTTTTAGACCAAGGCAGGGAATGTTTAAGGATAATAATAAGATTTTATCTATAATAATTGATAGAATTAACGAACATCTATTACTTCGTCCTTTTGCAGATACATTAAATTATCGAAATCTAAATTTAGTAGATTTGAAACCTGAACAAAGCTCAAATGTATTTGACGAAGAAGTAGAAAACTTTATCGATTTACAAAATGTCAATACCGTTAGAATTAAACAAGCTATCCTGAACGTGAATATAGTAGATTCGGAAGTTGATACGATTGATATCGCAGATCCCGGATTTGGCTATAAGGTAGTTCCGCCAATTGAAATAGAAGGCGACGGATCCGGAGCTAAAGCAGTATTAACGATAGACAACCAAGGAAGAATAAATTCCGTTACAGTTCTTTCTAAAGGAAAAAAATATACTTCGGCGATAGCAAAAGTAAGAAGTTATGCAGTTTTAGTAAACAGTGATGAAACCGCTAATAATTTCTGGAGTGTATATTCTTATGATAACATAAGAAAAGATTTCTTTAGAAGTGAATCTCAAGGATACGACACTACCAAATATTGGTCAAAGATCGACTGGTATGAAAAAGGATATTCTAAAACTTCTAGAATCGGCAAAGAAATAACAGCTCTCTATGAAGAAAGTTCTTTATCTATACAAGAAGGCGACTTATTAAAAATTAAAGAATTTGGAACAGGCGGCTGGGCATTAATTGTTAAAGTTAAAGAAGGCGAGGGCGATATTCTAACCAATTACAAATTAGTCGGAAGGCAAAATGGAACTATTGAGTTATCTACAAAATTATATAGTAAAGAATCTCAAGTATTAGGATTTGATGCAACTAGTTCTTATGACACGAGTGAATATGATTTATTGCCATCTTTAGAATTGAGAAATATTTTAAATGCAGTTAAACAAGATATTTTTATAGAAGATTTAAGAAACGAGTGGAATAATTTATTCTTTATTTCATTAAGATATGCTTTCTCAGAGCAAGAATATATTGACTGGGCATTTAAGACAAGTTTCTTGAATGCAACTCATAATGTTGGATCTTTAGAGCAGAAAGTTAATTATAAAAATGATAGCCTAGATAGTTTTAGAAATTATGTAGAAGAAGTTAAACCATATCGTACAACAATTAGGCAATATACAAGTAGATATACTAACGTTGATATAGATAACTCAGTGTTAACTGATTTTGATTTACCTCCGTCGTATTCCACAGCGAGCGGAAAAATTTTACCAATTAACAGCTCTTATGATTTAACAGATCAATATCCTTGGAAACATTGGAAAGATAATTTAGGATTTGAAATTAAAGAAATTGTTATTTCTTCTAAAGGAGAAGGTTATACTACCGTACCTAAAGTATTAATAGAAGGTGACGGAGAAGGCGCAGAAGCTATAGCATTTATATCGAACAAACAAGTAAGATCTATTAAGTTGATATCGGGTGGAAAAGGTTACACCAAAGCTCCTACAATTTCTTTAGTAGGAGGCAACGGATTTAACAATAACATTGCTAAAGCGGTAGCGATTTTAGGTGAATCTCCGATAAGAACTTTTGATGTGAGATTAAAATTTGATAGAATAAGTAGAAACGGAGTTTTATCTGAATTTAATTTTTCACAGACATTTGTTGCTACAACATCTTCGTCTATATTTGATTTAAAATATGCCCCTAACAAAAATAAAAGTAAGATATCAATTACGAGAAATGGGCAGATTGTTTTTAATAATGAGTATGAAATTGTTTATTATACTTCTACAACAGACACTTATTCGTTGACCAAGGCTAAAATTAAATTTTTAATTCAACTTGAGCAAGGTGATTTAATCGATGTTGTTTATGAAAAATCTAATGAAATCTACGATAGTGTTAATAGAATAAATGCTTATTATAATCCTGCAGAAGGAATGAAAGGTAAAGTTGTTAGTCAATTAATGACAGGAATAGATTATGGTGGCGTCCAAATTCAAGGAACGACATTTGATGTCAGCGGCGGTTGGGATGCTCTGCCATGGTTTACTGATGGGTGGGATAGTGTAGAATCTAACAATGATTATCATTTTATTGTTCCTAGCTCCAATGACGGTAGTACCATAACGGTTTTATTACCGACTGCTCCTGCTGAGGGTCAGCGTGTGTCAATATATCTAAAACGTGCCGGATCTAAAGAATTAAGATCTATCGAGACATTAGATATAAATGGAAATCCGGTAGTAGTTTATGATGAAGCAGTTGCTGAACCGACTCCTATCAGAATTGACGATCCTTATTATGGAATGTACGATGGTAGCACAGTGATGCCTAATGGTAGAACCACTGCCCCAGAAAATGCACTAATGCCTACATTTATCGGCGATGGAGAAAACAGAACAGTAGTGTTTGATGAGTACGGAATACAGACTTTCTCTGGCGATACTTTAATATTTAGAAATTTTGAAAGTGATGGTACAGTTTCGATTAAAGATCCTAATCTTCTAGATACAGAAATTAGCGGAGGATCTTTTGCAGGAACTTGGACCGATAACCTAACAGGTTCTAATGTTGTGGCTGGTTCCTATTCAACTGCTCAGGGCACATTAGCACAAGATATTTCAATTGATGGAGGAAAATTAATAGATCCTGATCAAGTACCTGCCCCAGAAGAAAATGTTCCTGGACAGGTATTAGAAAGTCTTAGTATTAAAGTTTTTAATTCAACCTTTACTGGGGCATCTCCTATTAATTTAAGATTATATTTTGCTGATGGTACACAGAAGAATTTTGATATAGGATTACATATATTAGAAGGTGAATCCCTTGCTGTTTACGTAGATAAAGTCAAACAAGATTTTATTGAAACAAGCAGCATAATCTATAATATAAATTATTCGACTAATCAAATAGAATTTAACGATGCTCCAGTCGCTGGCTCGTTAATTGAAATTATTTCGATCGGTGTTGGCGGCGTATCGATTTTAGATTATACCGAATTTACAGCAGACGGTGAAACTTCTCATTTCCTTACCAAGGCTAATTACTCCGATACCCAATCAGTACTAGTCACTGTAGATGGTATTGAAGTAGATATTGGATTTGTTGAAAGTTCGACAGTTACAGAAACTTCAGGAAAGACTTTAGTAGAATTTGGGTCACGTCCAGAATTAAGTCAAGTCGTTAAGATTGTGGTATTAGGATCTTCTTTAGATACTGATAGTACTCAGCAATCTGTGATTCGATCTAATCAACAGACATTCACTTATGACGGAAGCATTCGTCGATTTGATCTTGATAAGTTTGTAAACTTAACAAGAAATAGTTCTAGATCTGCTATGTTAGTGGAGGTCAATTCTGTACTTTTACAAGGAGTTGATACAGTAGTTCAGGTATACAATGGCACAAACAACACACTGACAGTAGGGGTAGATCCTATCGAAATTTCCGGAACCATCACTTCTAATAACATTAAAGTTTTTATTAATAATGTAGAACAATCATTTTTAGTTGCTTGGACTTATAATGGTACTACTAGTGTAGTTACAGTTTCAACCTCTTATCTTCAAATAGGTGATATAATCAAAGTTGAAACTGATGTAAGGTGCGAGTATAGCATTGTTAATAATGATATTGTAATAAGTGATTCTGTAAGTTTAAATTCTGGAGATTCTATTACAGTAACATGGTTCAGCGAATACCCAACATTTGATATTATCAGTGATGAATATACTGGAGGTAAATCGATCTATCGATTATCTGCTCCTCCTATTAATTCTAGTTATGTCTGGGTTTACAAGAACGGTGTAAGATTAACTGGAAATAAAGATTATTCGGTATCGTTACCTAGAGCAGTTTTATATCTAAATGATGAAACTACCGTATCGGATAAAATTAAAATCTTCCAATTTGGTAATAGGATTTATAAAAAATCTTCAGCATATCAGATATTCAAAGATATGTTGAACGTCTATTATTATAAGCGTTATTCGATCGATCGAAATGTCAAATTAGCTCAAGACTTAAATTATTATGATCAATCTATAAAAGTAACTGATGCATCTAATCTTTCAATTCCGATAGCTTCGAGGAACATTCCTGGAATTATCGAAATCAACGGAGAAAAGATTGAATACTTGTCATTGAGCGGAAATACTTTATCTCAACTTAGAAGGGGAAGTTTTGGCACAGCTATTGCTACAGTGCATGAACAGGGCAGTCATGTAATTAATTTAGGATCTTCTGAGAATATACCTTATGTTGAATCTCAAGATAAAGATAATTTTATCAGTGACGGTAGTACGTTGTTAATAGGACCGTTACCTTATGTTCCTAGTAAATCAACTAGAAATTCTTGGTTTAGAGATACTGGAATATCAGGTATTCCTAAAGAATACGGTCCGTGTGATCAGGTAGAAGTATTTGTAGGCGGTACAAGATTAAGAAAAGATCCTATCACAATCTATAAAGAAGAGTTAGGACCGTCAAGCCCGTTAGCCGATGAAACTATACAGGCAGAATTTAGTGTTGACGGAGACTCAAATTACGTGAGACTTTCGGAGCCAGTAAAAGTAGGAACTAGAATCACAATAATTCGTAGAACCGGAAAATCTTGGTACGATCGAGGACAAACAACAGCGACAACTGGGCAGAGTTTGTTAGAAAATAACACCTCGATCGCGATATTCTTGTCGCAAAAGACTACGGAGTTGCCCGAATAAATACACTATGGATTTAGAAGAGAACAATATGGAACAGCAGCCAATGCCAAAAAACATTCAAATTCCAGAAAAAAAGCCTAATGAGATCGGAGGATTTCATTACGAAGGGCATATCAAAATCTGGGACCCGGATACAAAAGAAGTATTAATCGATAAAAGAAACGCGATTCATTATGAAAATATGAGTATTGCTATGGTTAACAGTATTAGTAACCAGGGCAAAGGCTGGATTTATGAAATGGTATTTGGGTCAGGGGGAACAACAGTAGATCCTACGGGATTAATTTCGTATCTAACTCCCAATACTATCGGTACTAATACAGGATTATATAATCAAACTTATAATAAAATAGTGGATCAAAATGCTACTGCAAATACAGATCCTGTTAGAAACAAAATGGAAGTTAGACATATTAGCGGTGCAACTTATTCGGACGTGATTATAACTTGTTTACTAGATTACGGCGAGCCTGATGGTCAAGAAGCTTTTGATAATAGTCAAACATTATCGGGAGATTTTGTATTTGATGAATTAGGATTAAAATCTTATGATCCGTCGGGTTCGGGAAAATTGTTAACTCATGTTGTGTTCCATCCTGTACAGAAAAGTTTGAACAGATTATTGCAGATTGATTATACAATCAGGATACAAAGTCTAACCGGTTTTAATGAGGTATAACAATGCCATATAATGTCAATTTTACTGATAGTGCAAAATTACCCATTACCGTTAATGATAGCACTAACAATACGGAAACAAGTTTAACATTTCCAGGTAGAAACACCACAGGATACGGTCAAAACGTCGCTGAAAATTTTCTACATCTCCTAGAAAATTTTGCCAATGCAAATAAACCAGAGAATCCAGTAGAAGGACAATTATATTTCAATACAAATAATAAAAGTTTAGAAATATACGATGGCACTAATTGGAAAGCAGCCAGTAACATTCGAGTTGATAATAATGAACCTAGCCTCTCTTCGGCAGAAACTGGCGAATTGTGGGTAGATACAAATAATCAACAACTTTATATTTTCAGTGGAGAACGTTGGATTTTAGTCGGACCTAACTTTTCAACAGGATTGAGAAGCGGTCCTCTAGTTGAACAGATTGTGGATAGTACTAACCAAAATAAAGTCATTGTAACTTTTTATGTCGAGGACGAGCCTGTAATAATTGTTTCTAAGGATAGCTTCACTCCTAAGATTGCTATTACTGGTTTTACAACAATTAAGTCTGGTGTAAATATTTCTTCCGTTAGTGATCTTGGATCGGGGGGATTTTCTCCTAAATTTTACGGTGCAGCATTAAACTCAGATTCTCTAAATGTGTTAGGATCAGAAATTCCTGCTACTAGGTTTTTAAGATCAGATGTTTTAAACACTACAGAACAAGGCTTTAATATTAAAAACAATCAAGGTCTAACACTAGGTGTTGACGGGACCTTTAGTTTAAGTGTTTCATCAGGTGCAGGAAAAATTTATAATTCTACAGCCGGCAGTAGTATTGATATACAAACCAATCAAGATAATAGACCAGTAACTGTATTGAGAGTGATTGATAATAAAATTGCTATCAATAAAAATGTTCCGGACGAAGCACTAGATATCAGCGGAAATCTTAAAGTAGACGGATCCATAATTTTAACTTCTACAAATGAAAGTACTAATTTCAGTAACGGAACATTAAGAACCGCAGGAGGTATAGCAGTATCGAAAAATATCTTAGTCGGAACAACGCTCAATGTTACGGGCATTACTACTACCAGTAATGTAAGACCATCTGTTACTGATACATATAATTTAGGACAAAGTTCCGATCTAAGATACAACGCCGTTTATACTAAAAATTTATATGCCCAGAACCTGTTTGGAATATTAACTGGAAATATTACCGGTAATGCTACAACAGCTACAAATTTAAAATTTCCAACTTTGTTTAAAACTACTGGAGCAGTAACTTCTACAGTAGAAACATTTACCGGTACTGAAGGATCTATAACTCTTGAAACAATATTAACCAGCGAAATAATTAGCGGTCAAACAAGGGCACCCGATGAAAGATATCCTTTAGACAAGAACGATGATTTATTAATTTTTAGATCTGCTCCTTCGACAACTGGAGGATCGACAGGTTTATTTAAAATTAGTAAGGAAGAATTTTTACAAGATGCAATTATACCTATTGGCGGTATTATTCCTTTTGCAGGAGAAGTCGTTCCTGCCGGCTATCTGTTATGCGATGGTAGAGAAGTTGAGATATCGAGATATCGAACTTTGTATAACATAATTGGAAATGCATACGGTGCTCCGTCGATAGGTTTTGAAACTTTTAAGCTTCCGGATCTTAGAGGTCGATTCGTTCTTGGTAGAGACGACATGGACAATAAGGATGACGGTGTTATTAGTGGATTAGTGCAGGCAGCACCTCCTGCTACTGGGCAAGTTGCAGGAAAGGTATCGGGACCGGCAGGAAGAGTGGAAGGTATTGAGGCACAAACTGTGGGAGGCACAGGAGGATCTTCAGACCAGATTCTAACAGTGGCCAATCTACCCGACCATGAACATGATATGGTTGGTTCTGCTGGTGAACAATATTATTCAACAAGAGCAGATAGTGCTGTTCCTACAGATATCGGATCTTTTTCTGGAAGAGGAGGCACAACACCTTCTCAAACACAGTATCTTCCTACAAGTGGAGGTATTAAAACTAGTGAAACTTTGTCAACAGCTTTTTCTACATTGAATCCGTTTTTGACATTAAATTTTATTATTAGATCAGGACCAACAGAATTCTAAGGTAAAGAAAATGGCGTATACAATTAATAAAACTGACGGAACAATTTTAACTACTCTAGCTGACGGTCAGTTAGATAATGTAACTACCGATCTTACTCTTATAGGAAAAAATTATAGCGGGTTTGGAGATGCCTTAAATGAAAATTTTGTAAAATTATTAGAAAATTTTGCAGGTTCAGCTGTTCCGACAAATCCTATTAGAGGACAAATTTGGTTTGATACATCAGAATTTAAATTAAAAGTTTATAACGGATCTTCTTTTCAGCCAGTTTCTAGTGCTACTATATCCGATTCTCTCCCTACTGATATTGCTATAGGCGATTTATTTTTTAATAGCACCGATAAGCAATTATATTTTTATGACGGCGTTAATCCTATATTGTTAGGTCCTGATTATTCCCAGAGTCAAGGATTAAGCGGATTAAAAGTTGTTAACGTATTAGATGATAGAAATCAAACTAGAATCGTTACACTTTTATATGTAAATGCTGTATTACTTGGCATCTTTTCAAAAGATACATTTACACCAAAAACAGAAATATCGGGATTTGGTAGAATTGAAATAATACCGGGATTTAATCAAGCAACCGCTGCCGGAATCAAATTTGCAGTCACCGCAACAAATTCAGATAGATTAGGAAACCAACCAGCATCTTCATATGTTAGAAGTGATACAAGCGGATCCATCGAAGGCAACCTCAGTGTAAGAGATAATTTGCTAGTAGGAAGTGACGATCAGTTTCAACTAGTTGTAGATAATTCAAATGTACAAATGGCGAACATCGCCAATAATAAAAGTTTTAAAATAACTGTTAAGAAGGATCTAGAAGCTGAAGATGCTATAACTATTGATCCTATCACAAGAACTATCGGAATATATGATAACAATGCTTATATCAGTAGTCAAGTTAATATCGGCGGATCATTATCCATAGCAGGAAACATTACTATTAATGGTACCCTTACAGTAAATGACGGAGATGTCACTATTGTAAAGACTACTGAATTAAATGTTGAAGATAAATTAATTGTTTTGGCACAGACCGGTGACAGTAGTCTTAATAGGGACGAATATGCCGACGAGGGTGGTATAGTATTAAAAGGCGCTTATTTTGATGAAGAGGTTTCGAGTCCGACATATAATACTTGGGTATTAAAAGATCACATATTCCAATGGAGCAATTCGAACAAAGGTTCCTCAGGGACTAGAATGGCTCTAGCAGACGATGCCTGGAATAGTTCCGAACATATAAATTTAGAAGCAGGAAAAGCATTTAAGATAAATGGAACTACTGTAATAGATGGTAGTAGTCTAGGACCAGGAATTACCAGTATACCGGGGGTAACCAGTTTCGGACCTCAGATATTTGTTCAAATCGGTCCATCTGCAGGATCTCCGGTATTGAGATTAGAGCAAAATAGATTATCTGCAGTCGCTACAAATTCTGATATACAAATTACTCCTAATGGTACAGGAAATATACAATTAAGACAGGTCACAGGATCTACTTATGGAACACAAACAAATGTAGGATTTCCTTTATTAAGGGGCGTTGCAACAACATCACAATCGGCACCTAGTCAAACTGGGGAATCACCATCTCTTATATCCGCTACAGAAAATACAGAAGCCACCAACAAACAATATGTATTAAATTTTGTTAGAACTAGGTCATTGGTATTCAGTATGGATATTTCAGACGGCTTAACCAATGTCGGAATTGAAGGAATATTATCTACATTGGCTCCGATCACAGAATATGAAGTAGGGACTGTAGCACGAGTGTTATGTACATCATTAACAAACGCTAATTCTACAGCAGATGTTGAATCAGCTAAATCTACATCGTTTACAAATTTCTTAACACCGCCTAGCGGATCACCGGGCACTTCGCCGGGAATATCGTCTGTTTCTTTCTCATCAGTTACTGTTCCTGCCCAGACTATCCAGGTTTCGCCTAGAACAGTTAAAACTTTTCAAATACAAATTGGTGTTGGTTGGAAATATATCAGTGAAACATTCGTATAATGGAGCGTTAGATGGCTTATGTAATTAATAAATTCAACGGTGAAAGATTAACTGTTTTAGAAGACGGAACATTAGACAATTCTACAAGTTTAGGACTTGTAGGAAGAAACTACACCGGTTACGGAGAAATACAAAATGAAAATTTTGTGTTCATTTTAGAAAATTTTGCTAACTCAACAGCACCTTCAAAACCTATAACTGGACAGACTTGGTATAATACATCGACTAAAACATTGAATGTTTATAGTGGAACAGGATGGTCGCCCGCCGGCGGAGCTTCGGTCTCCGATACAGCACCAAATTCAGCTGTAGACGCTGCCTCTACTAATCCTATTCCTGGGGCATTATGGTTTAAAAACAATACTAATCAGTTATATGTTTCAGATGGAGAGACATGGAATCTTGTCGGACCAGATGCTATTGAGAATTTTGGAATAACAAAACTAGTAAGTAGATCTATCTCAGATGTTAATGGAGTACAACATCCTGCTGCACTTTTTTATAGCAATAATGAACCGATAGCTATCTATACAAGCGATTCGTTTACAATCAATACTTCGGAAAATTTGACTGGGTATACAGCTCTTGTAAGAGGTATAAATCTAAAATCTGGAACAAATTTAAATGGAAATGTATTAGGTAATTCTACCAGCGCCACTAGATTAGAAAACTATGTGAACATTAATGGAATTCCTTTTGATGGTACTCAGAATATAAACATAAAATCTTCTACAGCTAATACCCTGTCAAGGGGAACATATCTTATAGGAAGTAATTTTGATGGTAGTTCTGCTACTACTTGGTCAGTAGATGCATCATCGTCTAATATAATAGGAAAAGTAGTTGCTAGAGACACTTCTGGAAATTTTAGTGCAGGTACAGTCACAGCTGATCTTATAGGAGATGTAACTGGAAATGTTACAGCTATTTCGGGAACCAGCAGATTCGATGTAATAGAAGCAAATACTTTTGTTGGAAATACTCTAACAGGAAATGCCAGAACTGCTTCGAGATTAGCTACACCGGTCACAATTAACGGAGTTTCTTTTGACGGCAGTGCAAATATTACGGTGTCTGCATCTGCCAATACTTTAACAGGAAACACTATTCCGTCAAATGTATTTCAGTCTAGTTTAACCTCTGTAGGAACACTAGCTGACCTTAATGTAGGCGAATTTGGTATAAAAATTGGTAGTGGACAGCAATTAAAATTATATTTAGACAGTAATAATCCGACTATAGAGTCTACAGTTACAAGTGGCGGATTGAGTTTAGAAATTAATGATTCTCCAAAAAGTCAAAATAATCCTGCTGTCTCTTTTATCAGTTCTGCTCAGGCAGTTATATTAGGCGGCGATGATAATCCTGCATTCACTAAAACCAAAAGTGGTAATATAAATTTAGGGTTACCTGATTTTAGATGGAATACTGTATATGCTACTGAATACCAAGGAAGCATATCAAGAGTCGGATCGTTGTATCCCACAGTGGGCGGAACAACAATTACCGCTAATGCAGATTTTATTATAACAGGAAATCTTACTATACAAGGTACAACTTTATCAGTTAATTCAACTGTTGTAAATGTAGCAGATAAAACATTAACACTGGCATCCGGATCTCCAAGTTCTGCAGCAGCTGATCAATCGGGATTATTAATAGACGGATCCTTCGCTGAATTTTATTATAGAGCAACAGGCGATAAATGGGTTTCAAATAAAGATATCGATGTAGGTGCCAATAAATTCCGAGGTAGAGCAACTTCGGCAGAATATGCCGACTTAGCTGAAAATTATCTATCGGATAAAGCTTATGAGCCAGGAACAGTATTAGAATTTGGTGGCGAATTTGAAGTGACTTTAGCAGAGGACGAAACTAGAAGAGTTGCTGGTATTGTATCAACTAATCCTGGATATTTAATGAATTCTGAATGTAAAGGAAAATATGTTGTACCTATGGCGTTAGAAGGCCGTGTTCCTTGCAAAGTTAGAGGAAAAATACGTAAAGGTGATCTGCTTACTAGTGGAGGAAACGGGTATGCAAGACCATCAATAGATCCAAAAATTGGAACTATTGTAGGAAAAGCTCTTGAAGATTTTGACGGCACAGAGGGAGTTATAGAAGTTGTTGTTTGTAAATTATAAGAATAATTTAACACATAAATACTGAATATCGGAGTTTATAGATGGCATATCAAGTTGATAAATTTAACGGCACTTTTTTGGTATCAGTCGATGATGGTACTATTGATACTACCACAGATCTAAGATTTGTAGGTAAAAATTATGCCGGATACGGAGAGGTTCAAAATGAAAACTTCCTTCATTTGCTAGAAAATTTTGCTAATACTACAGCCCCGCCAAAAAGAATTACTGGTCAAATATGGTTCGATACAGGAAGTAAAAAGCTTAAATTTTTTGACGGTACTAGATTTAGAACTTCCAGCGGAGCAGAAATAGGAAGTACACCACCTACAGGTTTACAAACAGGAGATTTATGGTTCGATACCAGTGCTGAGCAACTTTATACGTGGAATGGTACGGAATATATATTAATTGGCCCTGAAGCTAGTCCTACTACAGGTGAATCGGCAGCAGTTCAGGACACTGTAAAAGATGATGTTAATAACAATCATTCTATTTTAAAATTAGTTTCTGAAGGCGAAGTTGTTGCTATTTTAAGTGCTGATGCTTTTAGGCTGAATACATCTAATCCGATTACGGGTTTTCAAGATATAAAGAAAGGTATCAATCTAGTTAATACTAATGGTACTACAGGAGTTACCAGCACAGATCATTATTTTTGGGGTACTGCTTCTAATGCTGCAAAATTAGGAGGTTTTTCCGCCTCGGATTTTGTAAGAGCTGGTGCTGCTACGTTTTCAACAGGTTTATCTGTAGCTGATTCGGGAATAACCATTGGCGATCAAAATGATTTAAGAATTTGGGTTGAAGACGGTAACAATGTTTTATTAGAAAATCAGCTCGGAGATAATATAACATTTAGAATCAAGACTTCTGTAGATCTTGATGTTTTAAGAATAGGAGCCACAGGAGTATTTCCTGCAGCAGACGGAACGTTTAATTTAGGAACAACAGGATCATCGTGGTTACAGGTCACAGCCTCTACATTTAATGGTGCATTAGTAGGAAACGTTACTGGAAATACAACAGGTATACACAAAGGAAATGTGTTAGCCAGTGATAATTCGGTAGCGTACAACGCAACAACAAAGGTTTATACTGGTAGTTTTTCTGGAAATTTAACCGGAAACGTTACAGGTAGTGTTACAGGAACTGCAACATCTGCATCTACACTAGGAGGCATCAGCGCATCTGAGTCGGTGGTTGTTAGTACTATCCCAATTAGAAACTCTTCGGGAAATATTTTAGCTAATCAGTTTGTTGGAACTACAGATAAGGCAGATCGATTAAGAATTAATGATGCTGCATCGGATACTGATCCAAACTACCGTTCAGCAAAGACTACCGCTACAGCCAATACTATCGCAGCTAGAGATGCGTCTGGAGATATATATGCTGTTAAGTTTAGAGGAACGGCAACAGCAGCAGAGTACGGAGATCTAGCAGAAAAATATCTTCCAGATCAGGATTATGAAGTAGGAACAGTTGTATCTGTGGGCGGCGAAAAAGAAATTACAGCATCTAAATTTGGAGATAGAGCTATCGGTGTTATCTCGGAAAAACCAGCATACCTTATGAATGATGGATTAGTTGGCGGTGTTGCAGTGGCATTAAAAGGAAGGGTTCCTGTTAAAGTAGTAGGATCAATTAAAAAGGGAGATAGGCTGATAGCAGTCAACAATGGCGCGGCTCAAAAAGCTGCTTATCATTCTTATCCTGATGTTTTTGCCATAGCCCTAGAAACTAGCGATGAAGTACAACAAAGAATCATTGAATGTATTGTAATATAAGGAATAATAAAAATGGCATCAGTCGGATCAAGAATATCAGCAGCAGATTATAACGCTATCAGAAATAAAATTATAGCTGTTATGGGAACAGGGACAACCAACCCTACTACCGGATTGACTGATTATACATTTGGCTACGGTCAACAGTTGATGAGTTCTGCAGTGGCAGCAGGTCAAACTATTACCAGGTCTCAATTTGAACTTTTAAAAAGCGATATCCTTAATGCTAGATTACATCAAGATGGAACTAGTCCTACTGTTACTACAGTAAACAGTGGAGATGTTATTAGATATGGTGCCACCCATCCAGTTACGCAGTACGATTCCTTAACCAATACTGCCATTGCTAATAAATTTAATCTTGGAACTGGTTACTTTAGTACAGTATCAATTAAAGACAGCGGTGGCGTTGATCTTCCAATGCCTATTACCAGAACGACTAGTTGGAGTTCTGCTGTTTCTTGCACCGTTACCGTTACTTTTCCTAGTTCCAATGCCATGCGTTATTTCTTTAACAGTGGCGGTAGGATAAATTTTAATAGTACAAGAACTGGAGGTGCTTCAACTTCTCAAAACAGTATATGGTCTAGTACTTTAACATCTGCCGGGACGCAAGGCTTAGGCGCGATCAGTAGTGGCAACCAAGGAGTTAATTTTTATAATCTTACAACTACTGATCAAATTTGGTATTCTATTACATCTTCAGCACCGTATGCTTCAAACACATGGAGATTACGTGCTAGATTAGCAAGTGGTGTTGTGGGTAGTTCTTCGTTTACTGCGACACAGATTATTTTCACAGCAACTTGGTCTGACGGATATACAGATCCGGATGTATCAGCTGGGTTACCCGCTCTTACTAATCCTCCCGGTGATGTAGTTGACGGAACTTTAAATTTAACAGTTACTCAAACTTATGCCGGAAGTACTGCTGGAATTAATTTATTACCTATAGTGACTCCTCCCGCCGTTCAACCAGTTTGGACGATTACTTTGCCTACATATAGCAATACATCAATCACCGGTTCATAATTCTTTGACCTTAATTTAAGTGGCACTAAATAATGTGCTACTTTAATTAAAGGGATAAGAATGGATGAACGTCTTCGAAAAGCCTTAGATTTTTCTAATTTTAGGCACACATTTTCAATTCAACGAAAAATTTTAAAAGAAAAAAATGAAGCTAGGCTTACCTATGGCTATAGCGGCGGTATATTTAAAATAGATATGTCGTTAATAACTTTTGTTGATATGCTTATCAATAATGGCAGAAAAAACGATGTTCCTATTTTAGATTCTAATAATAATCCAATTTTGATTAATGATTTAGAAGATTTTAAAAATGAAATATTAGATAGATATTTTACTTCTACTTTAGAATATTATAAAGAATATGAAAAAGTAAAGAAAACTCGTTCATTGGAAAAACTTTTAGAACTATGAATAACGGCGTACTAATTTTTGCTCATAACAGTCCTTTTATTGATTACGGCACACTGGCAATAATATCTGGAGGCCTAGCCAAAAAAAATCTTAAGGTACCTGCATCATTAGTGACAGATAGCGGAACTTTATCATGGTTAAAAACGGCTGGATTAGAGAAAAAATTAAACGATGTTTTTGAAAAAATTATAGAAATAGAATACCCTTATACAGAAAACACGAGAAAACTTTATGATGGATTCCATCATCAAACTGTACCGTTTTTAAATTCTAATAGATGCGATGCTTATTCTTTAAGCCCTTATGATAACACGTTATTAATAGATAGCGATTTTTTAATTTTCACTGATAGATTAAATGAATACTGGAATGTTGAATCCAGTGTGATGATTGGTGATTCTATAAATGACATCTTAGAAGATCGTCCGGGATATCTTGATAAAAGAATTTCTGAATCAAGTATTCCTTTATTGTGGGCCACTACGGTTATGTTTAAAAAAAATAAAGAAAGCGATTTTTTCTTTAAATTAGTAGAATTTATAAAATTAAATTATGTTTATTTTGCTGACCTTTTTAGATTTAATCCATCACAGTTTAGAAATGATATTGCCTTTAGTATTGCCAAACATATATTGAGCGGTTATGAGATTGAAAACGTTTACAATCTTCCTCCTATAACTTCTGTTTTAGATAAAGATATTTTATTAGAAGTTGATAATACAGGAAAGATGATAATTTTAATGAATCCGCACGATGACGGAAACTATAAATCTGCAAAAATTTTAAACACTGATATTCATGTTATGAACAAACAAAGTATTATCAGGAATAAAGATATGCTAATGGAATTAATATGAACTTTGGTTATTTAATATTTGCTTCTAATGAAAATATAGATTATCTTAAAATGGCCTACGGCTTAGCCATCAGCATTAAAAATACTCAGAAAGAAGGGTACGATAAAGTAGCATTGGTAATAGATGATAAGTCAAAAGTTGAAAATCTCGCCTCTCCCTGGGTATTTGATACAGTTATAGAATGGAATCAAAAGACAGGATGGGATGGTCGTTCTTGGATGGACGATTTAACACCTTTTGAGAACACGGTATGTTTAGATGCAGATATGTTATTCTTAAGAGACTATAGTCATTGGATAGATTATTTTATTGAAAATAATATAGAATTATATCTACCAAATAAAAGTTATACATTTAGGAATGATGTTGTAACGGATAACTTTTATAGAAGAACTTTTGAAAAAAATGGACTTCCTAATCTTTATAGTTTTTATACTTTTTTTAATAAAAATTCTGACTTGGCTAAAGAATTTTTTTCTTTAGGAAGATACATTATAGAAAATCCTATCGAGTTTTCGAACTTATTTTTAAGTAATCATATACCGAAGATTTTAGGTACTGATGAAGCGTTTGCTTTAAGTGCAAAAATTTTAGATATATCCGACGAAATCAGTTATGATTTGAGTTTTCCTTGTATAACACATCTTAAGCCTAGAATACAAGATTGGTCATTTTCTTCAGATAAAGTTACAGATCACGTGGGATTTTATTTAAATGATCAAGGAAATTTAAAGATCGGAAATTTTCAACAAACAAATATTATTCATTATGTTGAAAAAGATTTAATGACCGACGAGTATATAAGTCTTTTAGAGGATATTTTATGGTCCAAGAAACAGTAGTTGAAGATTATTTTGATTTAACGGTAGATATTCCTGTCATAAAATACTATATTCGATTTGCTCTAGAATCGGGTGTAATTACAGAAGTTTTTCCTAGTTGGTCTAATATAACTGATAATGACTGTCTGGAAATTGACGATGACCTAGCCGACGATCTCTTAACCGGAATTAAAACATTATCTTCTATTAGAATAGATACTAGTCAACTTCCTTTTAAAATTTTAGAAAATCAAAATTACGATCTTGTGTTAAGTAAAATTGATAATGTGTTACATAGAGTAATTGAGAAGAAGTGGTCAAACATATCTAAACCTGATATTCAGATAATTTACGATAGAAAAGAAGAAGAACTTATTTTTAAAATTAACCCGTCGATAAAAGAAATGTCTTGGCCCGGCGAAAAAGAACTGATATTTTTAATTACCGGCTATAATGATCCTAATAACTTAAAAGAGATGATTAGATTTTCTATAGACGAATTATCAGCATATCCTCAAAAATTTAAATTTAAATTGCGCAGCAAATTTAGTATTTTTACAAGAAGGTTGTTTTCTAATTATACTTTGGAAATTAAATGAAAATTATAGAATTCGATGTTATTTTTTTAAGCTATGATGAACCTAACGCAGATTTGCATTATGCAGATCTGTGCAATAAGGTGCCTTGGGCAAAACGTGTCCACGGAGTGAAAGGTAGCGACCACGCACACAAAGCCGCCGCTGAAAAATCCGAGACGGATTGGTTTATAACTGTAGATGCCGACAATATTGTAGATCCTAAGTTCTTTAATATCGACTTAGATATGAATGATCCTAAGATTCGAGTCTATGGTTGGTGCGGTCGTAATGTTATCAACGGATTACGTTATGGCAATGGAGGATTAAAAATCTGGAAAAAAGATTTCGTCCTTAATATGAAAACTCATGAAAATTCTGATAGCGATAGAGGACAGGTCGATTTCTGTTGGGAAGATGGTTATCGTAACTTTCCCTTAAGCTTCAGCGATAGCATTATCATCGGATCGCCTTTTCAAGCATGGAGAGCAGGATTTCGTGAAGGTGTAAAAATGACACTGCTTGATGGTGTTAAGGTCCCTCCTTTAGAAATACAACAGAGAATATGGTGGCACAATATACATAGATTGCGTATGTGGTCAACTGTCGGCAGTCACGAAGAAAACGGACTCTATGCAGTTTACGGAGCCAGACTAGGAACATGGATGGCTAACTGTACAGATTGGAATTATGTAGATGTTAGAGATTTTGAGATCTTAAGAGATATCTGGAAACAATACGGCAAGCCTTATGAAGAAGTTAACGGTGATGGATTAATTGAAGCTACCAAAGACCTCGGAGAAAAAATCAAGTTAGGTCTAGGATTACATTGGCCATATCTAGATGCTGCTCAAAGCAAGTATACGCTAGATCTATATAACGAAACAATGAATTTAAACGACACATATTTTAAGATGCCCGTTCCCGCAAATGTATGATATTTTTTATGTTTCTAAAGATAATGGATTTGATGACACTTGGAAGAAAATCAAATCTAAATATCCTATTGCACAACGATTGTCTAATGTTAAATCATATGAAAGTATACGTTCTCGAGCATTTACAAAAATGTTTTGGGTCATATGGGATGATCTAGAAATTAACGAAACTATTGATTTATTAGAATATAAAGTCTCAAAGTGGGACGATATGTATGTTCACGTTTTCAAAAATGGAGAACATTACGATGGTATTTGTTTATTTCCTAAATCAGAAAATATTTCTCAACGGGAATTTGATCATAGATTTTTTAATAATAAAAAAGAAATAGCCATCGTAGCAAGCGTCCCTAAACCTTTCGACAAATTTTTCGTAAACTCTTACGACGAATATCTTTCAGCATTACAAAGTTCTTCTACTGAAATGTTTTGGGTTATATGGAAAGATGTTGATATTATAGAAGACTTTGGCTTTGATTATCAAGTACCGTCGTACAACAGAAATGTAGTCCATATATTTAAGAACGGTGATCATCACGACGGTATATGTTTATTTCCTAAATCTACAACAGTTTCGAGCAAAGAGTTTCAGCATCGATTTTTTTCAAATAAAAAAGAAATCGATATACAAGCAAGTGCTCCTAAGCAATACAGTGTTTATTCCCCACTAACATATGACGAGTATTTAGATATTCAAGATGATATGTTTTGGCTAGTATGGCCAAATCTGTCAGTCATTGATCAAACAGTTTTTAACATATATTTTAGCCATCACAACTCTTACGATAGATCTGAACATCACATTTTTAAAAACAGATGTTATGATAAAGAAATGTTTGTCAATGGTATTATGTTATGCACTAAGAAAAAAACTATTTCAAAACGAGAGTTTGATATTAGATATCTAGTCGATAAAAAAGAACATGACAGAGTAGTATCTAAATCTCAATATCCTATTTTAACAGCAAATACATATGATCAATATTTAGAAACTTTAAAAACTTCAAAAGATGATATGTTTTGGCTAGTATGGCCTAATATCAAAATGACAGATGAATCAGTTTTTGATCTATACTTTGATCCACGTGACGGCAAGTATGATCATGACAGATCTGAACATCACATTTTTAAAAACAGATGTTATGATAAAGAATCTTTTGTCAATGGCGTTATTTTATGCACTAAGAAAAAAACTATTTCAAAACGAGAGTTTGATATTAGATATCTAGTCGATAAAAAAGAACATGACAGGATAGTATCTAAATCTCAATACCCACTGGTTGAAATTTCTGAATATGATGATTATTTGTCTGCTCTAGAATCAGTCCAAGATGATATGTTTTGGGTATCCTATCCTGAAATAGAAATAATAGACGAATCAGTTTTCGATCTGTACTTTGACCCACGTGACGGCAAGTATGATTATGATAGAAGTATTAATCATGTGTTCCTCCATCATTTTAAAGAAAAAGAACACACTTATAATGGTCTCATGTTAATGAGTAAAAACTCTCAGGTCGGAAAGAGAGAAATAGATTTTAGATATCTTATCAATAAAAAAGAACAAGAAATCATTGCGTCTCAACATAAACTATATGACATAGTGTTTATCAGTTACAATGAACCTAACGCCGATGAGAATTGGAACAATCTTAAAGAAAAATATCCTCGTGCTAAACGAGTACACGGAGTTAAAGGAATCCATCAAGCTCACATTCGAGCAGCAGAAATTTGCTCTAGTGAAATGATATGGATAGTAGATGGAGATGCTGAAATAGTTGACGAATTTAGTTTTGATCATGTTGTTACGAGATATGAAAAGAATATAGTACATGTTTGGAGAAGTCAAAATCCTATTAACGGATTAATCTACGGTTATGGGGGCGTAAAACTGTTGCCACGCCATCTAACCTTAGCTATGGATGTAAACAGTACTGATATGACTACATCGATTAGCGATCAGTTTATAGCTATGAAAGCAGTTTCGAATGTCACGGTGTTTAATACTGATCCATTCAATACATGGAAATCAGCATTTAGAGAGTGTGCCAAACTTTCTGCTAAATTAATTAATAGACAGGATGATGATGAAACCAATGAACGATTAGTAGTATGGTGTAGTCAAGGCAAAGATAAACAATACGGAGAATATGCTATTGCAGGAGCTATCGCCGGAAGAGATTTTGGGTTATCTGCCAAAGATGATCAGACCCAGCTAGCTAAAATTAATGACTTTGAATGGTTGAAACGGAAATTTGATGGAGTTTAATAGGAACATAAAAGGAAATGGATTAAGAAAAATTGATGGTAGATATCAATCGAGATATCTACTTGACGCTGAATACGTTCATCAACAATTAAACAAAATTAGTAATAGTTTTTGTTTAGCTAAGTGGTTCAATGTCAGTATACATATTCCTACAGGTCGTACACATAGTTGTTATCATCCTAGAAGTCACGTAATACCAAATGAAGAAATTAAAATCGATGTAAGTGCATTGCATAATACGAAATATAAAAAAAGCCAAAGACAATTAATGTTAGAAGGAGTTCGTCCCAAGGAATGTGAATTTTGTTGGCAGATAGAAGACAGCGGTTCACAACTCAGTGACAGAGCATATAGAAGTAAAGATGTTTGGGAACCAGAACTTATTGAAGAAGCTTTAACAGTCGGAGCCAGCGGCAATGCCAATCCTAGATATGTTGAGGTAAATTTTAATCAGGCCTGCAATTTTAAATGTAGTTATTGTAGTCCTCATCTTAGCACTGCCTGGATGGATGAGATTAAAAAATGCGGTCCTTATAAATTGTCTGACAGGATTCATAATGATACAAGATGGATCGAAAGCGAAGTTCCGATCAATAACGGTCCCGATAATCCTTATCTTTTAGCATTCTGGGAATGGTTGCCACAAATTTATCCTACGCTACAAACTTTCCGTATGACTGGCGGTGAGCCGTTGATGGACAAAAACACTTTTAGAATGTTTGACTACGTTAAATTAAATCCTAAGAAAGATTTACATTTGAGTATTACAAGTAATTGCTGCCCTCCAGGTGAGCAATGGTCTAAGTTTATGACCGGTCTAAAAGAAATTACAGATGCGGATGCTATAGATCATTTTATGTTATTTTGCAGTTTAGACAGTTGGGGCAAGCAGGCAGAATATATACGTAACGGAATGGATTTTAATTTACTTTATAAAAATGTTTGTGATTATTTACAAAATTCAGATAAGCATAGTCTTACATTTATAATTACTTTTAATTCATTAAGTTATACAGGATTTTACAACTATATTGAAAATATTTTAAATTTGAGAAAACAATATAATGTAAATCGTCAATTAGTTTGGTTCGATGTTCCGCAATTAATAGATCCGGATTTTTTAAATCCTAAATTAATTCCTGAATTAATTCCTGAATTAGAAAAAACTATTGAATTTATGAAACGAAATCCTGAAACACGATGGAACGAATTTAAAGGTTTCAGTGATTTTGAAATTAGTAAAGTTCAAAGATTAATTGATTGGATAAAATCAGATACAGGATTTAATAAAAATTTAGCAATGGAAAATTTTTATATGTTTTTTAGTCAGCACGATAAACGTAGAAACACAAATTTTTTGGAAGCGTTTCCGGAATTAGAAAATTTTTGGAAGGAATGTAAGAATAGTGTCACGTAAACTTTATATTTTTGGAGATAGTTTTTCAACAAGTTACGAACAGCCGTCTTTGATTCAAAGGATTTTTGAAAATATTAGATTACATGCAAAACAGCTATCATGGATAGAACAACTTTCTCGAAAATATAAAGTAAGAAATTTTTCAAAAGGCGGCTACAGTAATTCTCATATTTTTTTAAAATTTGTTGAAAACATTGATAGTATAAGTAGCAACGATTTTGTTATTATTGGATGGTCAGATGTAACACGACCTTATGCAAATGTAAAAATGAACAACGAGTTAAGAAAATTGTATACGGAACATTTTTACAATTATAGGTTGCATGGCGAACAAACTAAACTGTATATGGCAAGGGTGAAAGAACTTCTTATTGAACGAAATATACCTCATTTGATTTTTTGGGCATTCCCTAGTGAGTATACTAACGGTTCTTCTCGGTCTTGTCGAATTCTTGAAGAATATATTTACTATGATAATTTTGCAAATGAAATCCGCCCTGCGCTAATATATTTTTCAAGAATGGAATTAGACCCCACTCTTAGTCCACAAGAGATTATTAAGATATTGGAAGATGATTCAAGACCCAATCATTTAGGCGAATGGTGCATTCATGATGAATTATTTAAAATAGTAGTAGATGTAATAGACGGAAAGTTATCCGGAATGATAGATTTAAAACAAAGGTTA